TTACTTTTTATTGCATTTACCATTTCTAAATGCTGGATTATAGGCATAGTAATTATCACTGTTTAAATGCCCTTTAACGATCTCCAACGCTTCAGCAAATCTTTGATAATGAATAATTTCACGTTCTCTTAAGAAACGAATCGGTTTTTTTATTTCCTCGTCATCAACAAGAGCTAAAATGTTATCATAAGTTGTACGTGCTTTTTGCTCTGCCGCCATGTCCTCCGTTAAATCAGTAATTGGATCGCCTTTAGATTGGAAATAGGCCGCTGTAAAAGGTACATTACTTGCACCTTGTGGATAAATTCCCAAAGTATGATCAACAAAATATTTATCATAACCTTGTGCTTTTATTTGATCAATTGTTAAATCTGTAGTTAATTGATATAAAATGGCACTGATCATTTCAACATGGGCTAATTCTTCAGTACCAAAAAGATATACATAATATTTTAGTTTTTTATTTCCTTAAATTATACCATATATAATAAGGATAGAATAATACTAGTCGATATAACTTGAATTATTAATAAGAGAATTACTATAATATATTTTGAGGTGTTAAATATGAATTTAAAGGACAGAAAACTGCAAGAAGCAAAAACAAAATTAAAGGTGCTGGAAGAAAAACTAAAATTCTTGGAATTTTCCAATTTACAGGATAAGGAAGAAAAAATAATAGACTGCAAGCATGCAATCGAAAAACAAAAACGTATAATACGAAATGTCGAAAGTTATTATTAAAAGATACAGTGTCATATTATGGCATTGTATTTTTTATTATAATAAGTAAAAAATTTTACTGTTCCTGATACATAATTAAATATACGCTAAAAAGCGTATCAAAATCATTGACATTATACGCTTATTAGCGTATAATGTATTTGTAAGGTGAAAGGTGGTTACAACGATGAAATATAATAAAAAACAAATTATGTGTAATGCTTGGATTATTATTAGAAAATGGAATAAAACATTAAAGGTTGCCTTAAAGATGGCTTGGCTAATGGCTAAAAAAGAAAAACAAATAAGGGATTACTATAATATTGCAGAATGTTACAACTTTGAATTCAAATTATGGCAAAATTACGGCAAAACAAGAGCGTATTATACCACTAATGGAATGAGCAAATACTGGAACAACAAAGGTAATTTCGTTGATTTAACTAACATTTAAAAATAAAATATAAAAAAGGAGAGATTTAAAATGAGTAAACTTAAAAATTATAGAGAAAAAAATACTATTTATAGTCAAAGAGATTTAGCGGAATTAGCAGATATTAGCCTTAGAACGTTACAGGACTATGAGCAGGATAGAAAAAGCTTAAATTCAGCATCAACAGCTACTGTATATAAGATTGCAATGGCCTTAGACACTGAGGTAGCTAATATTATTGATCTTGAGGATGTTAGAAATTCTTTTATAACTAATTTAAAAAATATTTTAGTTGAAATTGAAACAAGCCCAAGTTCACACATAGATTATTTAGAAGATTATGATAGTGAATTAGATTATTATCTAAGTAATGTCATAGACGATAATTATATAAGCTACGTAAAAACAAATTATCCCGTCACTGAAGACGAAGCAGTACAACTACAATTAGATGTAATTGATGAGATAAGAGATAAATATGAGAATATTGGCTAAAGACCGTGTAGGAACAACCGTTAGAGGATTTAAAATAATAGATTACAAACGAGAAAACAATCGGACATATTTCTATATAATATGTCCCGTTTGCGGTAATAAAAAGTGGCTGCGTTCCGATAGCTTAAACAATCCTAAAGTAGTTAGTTGCGGTTGCTATAATAAAGAAAACAATTTTATTAAAAGGATTGATATTACAAACAAACGTTATGGTCGATTAACTGCAATAAAGCAAACAAAAAATCGTGATAAATACAATGGTTCTGTTATTTGGATATGTAAATGTGACTGCGGAAAAATAGTTGATGTAAGTTATAAAAATTTAGCAAGAGGTGAAGTTAAAAGCTGTGGATGCCTGCAAAAGGAAACGATGAGCAAAAATATAGAAAAAGCAACCATTAAACGTAATGAATTTAGAATAGATAATACTGACATTAAAGCGTTGGAGCAATCTAAAAAAAATCCTTATAGTGGCGTTACCTATGACAAATCTCGGAAAATGTGGAAAGCAACTATAACATTTAAAAAAAAGATTTACCATTTGGGTAGATACCATGATTTTGATGAAGCATTAAAAGTTAGAAAAAATGCTGAACAAGCCTTATTTGATGATTTTTTAGAATGGTATTACCATGAATTCAAATCAAAAAAAGCCTAGATCAATGTGTGTGACCTAGGCTTGAATTTTATATATTTATTGTTTACGTGTATATCGCGATACCCATTATTAATAATACTATGAGATAGCCCCATATACAAAAGGGTATACTCTATCCTTGTGTTTAAACAGTTCCCCTGAATATCTTCAGCACCGTGTTTTAGATAAACCTTATTCATAGAATACACCCATTTGGTTTTGAAGCTCTTCGGACAATTCAAAATATTTTTTATACTGCCCTTGATAATAATCTCTATCGCCTTGAGTATCTTGTAATTCTTGTTTTGTTAATTCTAAACTAACCTCTAAATTACGTTTTTGATAGTCCTTATAAAGAGTAGTGAAACTTAGACCAAATACAGTTAGAAAGAGAATAAAAATAGTAGCGTTGATAGTGTCGAATTTCTTTTTAAACATAATATTAAACCTTTTTTAGATAATCGCCACTTACCCATCCGCTAGGAATGCGAGCAAACCCGTTTTTCCATTCTTTTACAGTAACACGAGTACCCTTGTTTAGACATCCATCTTTATCGTAATCATGTTTTTTTGCATCAACTGTTAATTCATTATATGTTTTTCTTCTATAATTTTCTCCAGGACCAGTACGAACACTTAAATCACTGGCAGTTACTTCATATGTTCCGAGTTCTCTAGTTGTAGTGGTATTAGACGGTGTAGATGCTGCATCTGCTTTAACCGCATAAATATTAGAACCTTGTTTTAAGCATACCCATCCGCTAGGGCATCTGCCCCAGATATCGTTACCATTTTGATAAATTTCTTTAACTGTGATTCTAGTTCCACGATCTAACGCACCATCGTTATCTTTATCGTGTTTTTTTCCATCAACAGTCAATCCCGCATGGCCAACCGCACTGCCACCCGGAGTTTTTCTAACAATCAAATCACTTGCAATAATCTCATATGTACCAGCTGAGTATCCACTATCGGGTTGAGATGGTTGTGGTGCAGGAGTTACTACTGTTTGATTTCCATCTAAATTTGCTTGTACCATATTTAAAAACCTTTGCCACCCCATATCTAATGTTCTATGTGGACAGTATTTATTCGCAAAATCCTGATGCTTTTTAACTTTATCAATTCCCCAACCGTGAGCCTTTAAACCATCCGCGATAAATTTTGCCGCATTTTGTTCAGCTTTAATAAATCTGTCTCCCCCTGATTTTGAATAACAGATTTCTACATGAATACCGTATAAATTTCCTTGTCCTTTTCCACCATCACCGCTTGCAAATGCACTACGATCTTCAGGCAACCCTTGAATAGCTTCTACATCATCAACAGCATAGTGAAAAGATACTTTGTTATTATTCCCAATCATATATGAAACTTCATTTTTTGCTGGAGCATCATTATATGTGTTATGAACAACGTAAAACTGTGGAGTTCTTTCGTAAGGACATTTAATACTGTATTTACCTGCATTAACTAAATTTTGTTTGATTTCCATTTTGTTTTTCCTCCTGAATTTAATTTAAAAGAGCGGAATCACTCCGCTCCGTTTTCTACTCTCAATGGAAGCTGCTGCACTTTGTTATATAATCTTTCTGCTGTTCCATTACCTCCTAAAGCCCTGTAGGGATTATAAAGGTAGTCCAGTTCCTTTAGATCATCAGCAGTAACATAACCGATTATCAGCAACCGCTCACAAAAACGAACGATACGTTCATGTAACATTGCACATAGCGCCTCTTCCATAACAATTTGTCTTTTAGTCTGGTCTAATTTCTCCTGCTCTCTTTTTTCTTCGAGTTTTTTTCGACTTTTCTTACTGTCTCTGGAATTAGTTACAAGATAACCAACTGCAGCAGTTAAGACAATAGACCATGTACTCATTAAAAATTCTTGCATCAGGATCTGTTACTCCTCTTTTTTATTTTCGATAATTCGAGTAAAAGCCTGATGCAATCCGGTACTAGCTAAACCGCATACTGCGCCGGCTACAACTGTTTCTACTGTTACATTTCCGGATACGATGCAGTTTAATGCAGCACCCTCGAAAAACACAACTGTAGGAATCCATTTATTATCAACATCTTTTATCCATTTTTTAACAACATATCCAGTTGCTAGACATCCGGCCATTACGACCGGAACAAAATAATTTGAAATAAAACCTAAATCCATATTTTACCTTCTTTCCAGACGATTTTTATGCCATCCTGAGGCAATATAAAAAGACACATACTTCTGTGTCCTAATAACCAATTACTCTTAAAATATGTTCTTCTACTGCGTCAACTGCATTACCGTTAATAACCTGAGTACGGCCAGAAAGTGATACATTTTTTCCACTAAAAGCCAACTGACACCGATAAACAGTAGTAACACCATTTATAGCCTGTGCACGTTCCAAATGCATCTTACTGTCTTTCGTTGGTATCATCATATCCGAACACTGCCCCAAAGTAGAATGCGGACGCCAGATAACTTCTATATAGTCATAGTTCGTATAGTAATCTTTCAAAGTAAAATTAGCTGTTGTGTCGCCGTCGAAAAGAATAGTTCCCAACAGAATTTTTTTACCGTTCATATCTTTAAGTTTACCCATATTTCCTCCTGTTTTTTAAATCATCCAACACTCTCATCATAGTATACCGCTAATCCAAGTGTTTCTTTATGATCATTAAGCACATCGATAAGTTTATTAATATACTGTATTGTAGTCTTAATCTCACTCCATACCTCCCGAATATCGGCAGGATCGCTCATATCGATATCCGGCGGTACTGTAATTTTTGCAGGGATATTAACCGCCAATCAGATCACCCCACTTCTTTAAATCGTAAAGGTTTTTCCAGCTGTAGTTTTTTCCAACAAAATCCCACGTTCCTATAGAAACACGTATAATAAACTGCTCTTTAACTGCCAAAGTGGATTTTGTCAGTTCAACATCAAGAATTTTATAACTCATTTATCTTACCTCCACTTTAAACATTTCTTTCAGCGTTTCATCAGCAATAAAATATGTCACGATAAGATCGTAGCGGCCGGGCTCGTCTATACTTAGCATAAATTCAATATCGTGTTCATCTATTTCGCAGTCAATCTGCTTTATATTCTCACCATACTGCATAAGTTCAACGTATGCTCTGTTAATAGAAAAATTCTGTTCTTTCCTGCTGTGCACCGAAAAAACCGTTTTAAGATTTTCACCTGCAATCAGCTTTAATTCTTCACTGCACACGGCATTACCTCCCTTATCATACATTTATAGTCATTTTTAAACCTTACTGTTACATCGTAGTCAATAATTTTAATATGCCAGCATAAATTTGTAGTATCCACTTCAAATAATGCTTTAGACATATATCCTACATTTCCGGCTTTATCGTATGCATACAGATCAATATAGTATTCACCGGATAAATTAGGAGGCAGTTCCGCCTCCCATCTTTGTCCTTCAGTGAAATAGAAAATAATCTCAAAGTTTGGATTTTTTCCTATTACCTTTTCAACCATTAGTCTGTTACTTCTACTGCAACGACATACGTCTTGCCGCCATCGACCGGATTCGGTGTAATCGTAACGTTTGTAATTACCGGTGCTTTTGTATCCAGATTTAAAGTACGTGTAATTGTTGTATCGACACCGCTGGCACTTGTAGCTACAAATGTAACGGTATTAGCACCCTCAACTAAAGTAACGTTTCCTGTAAACGTACCGTCACTGATTGGTACATTCTGAGCATTTCCATTCCCTACTTTGACAGTTAATCTAGCTCCGTTTGTTGAACCGGCAAAAGCTACAGATGCATTTTTATGCCAAGAACCGTCTTCCGGACTGGTAATAGACAAGTTAGGTGCAGTTGCCAGTACCCTGAATGTCAACGTTACAGGTGTCGCAGCATTTCCATCATTGTCGCTCGCATTTACCGTAACAGTGTGTTCACCATCTTTTAATGCAGTTGCAGGAGTATAAGTATATCTAAACCCTCCCTCGATAGCGGACTTGCTCAATCCGCTTACTGCACTATTATCAATTTTTAATGTAACAGTAGATTCATTAACACCTGAATCATTGTCTTTAACTTCAAAACTGATTTCCGGTTTGTTTTGAGACATAAGCTGACCGCTTGTTGGCTTTAAGATTGTGATTGTCGGTGCTACTTTTTCTTTAACTACTAACCGCAGTTTAGAACCAAGTGTTTCATGCTTATCATCTACAGTCACTGCATTGCCGGCTTTGTCTGTTGCCTTTATCTGTACGGGATAATAATGTCCTTCTTTAGGATAACTGGAAGTTGCCGGGGCTGTTAATGTTGCCTCGTATTTTCCGGTCTGGTTGTTTAAAGTCAATGTAGTCGTAACCCCGTTGATAATTGCCTGTACTGTTTGTATTGCCATTTATTTGCTCCTTTCTTTATTCTTCATAAAAAACCAACTTAGATAAATCAATTGATGTATCACCAGTTTTTATCTCAGTTGGCAGTGTTATATTCTTATCTTTTAAATTTAAAGTATCTTCAAGATTATCAGAACCAAAAATGTGATCATCAACATATTTTTTTGATGCAAAATCACCTGACAGATCATGATACGGACCCCACGAACCATCAGCAAGTTGAAATCTTATCTGTGTCCCGTTCCATTCATAATTTCCCATATAGCTTATTGCTGTATTGATCCGCTCCTGAAGGTCGGCAGTTGCACTGTTTAATTTCCTTGCATTTTCAAGAATCTCATTAATTTCATTTTCAAAACGGGATTCAAACAGATTTGTAACTAAATTTGAAACCAGTGTTTCCCATGTACCATCATCGGGAAGTTTAATTCCTGACTCTGGTGCATTTGCAACATTAAAGTTAATAGGAAATGTTTTTATTTTGGTAGTATCTTTTATATATGCAAATGCGATTTTTATTTTTCCTCCACGTTTGAATGCATTAGCCGGAATTGTAAATGAATTATTCTGAAGTTCCCTAACTGTAGAAATCAGTACTCCGTTTTCAAACCATCCTACATACGGTACCACCGCATAACCGGAATAATCCTCCTGATTTTCCAGTTCGATAACAACCGGAATATTGGCACTCCCCTGAGCAGGAATAACATCAGTGCCACATGACAGATTCAAACCGTCAATTTTAATTTTTATCATTAAATTTTTCCTCCAGTCTTTTTATTCTGTTCTCCAGTTTCTGTACTTTTTGAATACCGGCCATCGAAAGGGCATTATAATCAACGCTGTAAATACCTTCATGGTTTTTATCCAGAATATACATGCTTAAAGGATGATCTATAATATCCTGTGCAACAATACCTATCGCATTTTCTTTTCCATTTTTATAATCAAATGTTTTTATTTTTAAAATATCAACTAATTCAGAGAGATCGATATCCTCTATATTCTTTTTTAATTTTTTGTCTGAACCTACTGTAATAGGAACCGATGATGAGATCGTTGAACCGCTGATATATATATGATTGGATGCCAGAAGCTGAACATTAGGACCGTCTACAGATGTTGTAGGCGGATTCGAATTTAAAAATCTAAGAACTGTATTAGTTCCCATAACAGCAGCAAAATCGCCGTTCCCAGAAAAACGGATATTTCTTCCTATCGTAATATCCTTATCTGTAGCTATATTGCTCCCATTTATTTCTCCACCTTCAATCGTCGAACCTTTTACCGTACCTGAAAATTCGGCATCAGTTGCTTTCATATATCTTGTTACAAGCTCACCTTTATCCATATCCCAATAGCTGTTGCCCTGCCTGTCGCTTAGAATACCGGTAATTATGTAGTCAGCAACTATACTTTCAAAGTTTATAGCAGTTCCCCACTTCCAGTCTGTATCAGTCTCGTTTCGCTTTTTTGCAATTTGAATGCCCTGAGTACCAATACACAGCGCCCCGAAAGTCGGACTGTCTTTATCTATGTCCTCAAACAGAATTGCTCTTACATCCTGCTTTTTGGCAATATCTTTCTGTGCTTTCAGCGATGTGGTCAGAAGATTTATCACACCGCTTATTTTTTCTGCCATTAGGGTATTGTTCGATTTATCGATAACTTTATCTACTCTGTTCATAACAGAATCCATATCACTAAAATAACTGCTTATATAATCTCCTAAAGTCAAAGTATCTACTTTTTTTGTGATCATATCATATGTCATAGAAATAACTCTGGCCTCAGTTGTTATGTTAAGTCTTCTGTGTCCGATATGTGCAGTATCACCAAGATTTACATTTAAAAGTTTCTTATAATCCTTATACATATCTGTTTTAGATAAATCGACCATATCGACATCATAGGTAATCGAAGGTACGTCAATACCGTTTTCAAACTCGTCTGCTGCCCTGTTTCTCAGCGCTGTATATAAATCCTCTAGAGACTCGCATAC